ACTTATGCAACGGACGCTGGAACGGCCTCAACTGCTGCGCAATCATCTAAGTTATCTGCTGAGGCAGCACAAACTGCAGCTGAAACTGCTGAAACGAATGCGCTGTCGTCAGAAAATAATGCGGGGGTTAGCGCAACAGCAGCAGCGTCAAGCGCAACATCAGCTTCAGCGAGTGCGTCAATCGCTGGTAGCGCGGCAAATGTAATTCAGTCTGCCTCCGCAGCGAATTCTGCGAAGATTGCTGCGGAAACCGCACAGGCAGCAGCTGAACAAGCCGAGACCAATGCGGCCTCCAGTGAAACAAGCGCAGCAGGATCAGCTTCGTCAGCATCGAATTCGGCGTCCTTGGCGGCAACGTCAGAGACAAATTCGAGTAATAGTGCTTCAGCAGCTGCAACGAGTGCTTCAAATGCCGCAGCGTCTTCAACAGCTGCAGGTAACTCTGCGACCGCGTCGCAAACATCTCGGCTTGCGGCAGAAACTGCTGAGTCGAATGCCGAAACGGCAGCGACCGCTGCGGCGACTTCTGCAACTACAGCCTCTACAAAAGCATCAGATGCAGGTACTGCGGCAACTTCTGCACAGACGAGCGCTACGAACGCAGCGTCGTCGGCGGGGAGTGCTTCTACGTTTTCACAGAACGCTTCGGCTTCAGCTACAACTGCGGCGGGACATGCGACCAGTGCTGCTCAGAACTTCAACTCCATAACTGCGCGGTTAAACAACATAGATGGCGCGGGTTCTGGGGTCACCGTCGAGCAAAAATTTACTGCGGTTGCGTCGGACGTTTCGGGCCTAGAAGGTCAGTACACCGTAAAGATAGATAGCAACGGCGCTGTCGCTGGGTTTGGTTTAGCCAGCTCTACAACCGCTGCTGGCGGCATTACGTCAGAGTTTATCGTCAACGCAGATCGTTTTGCGATTATGCGAGGTGGGTCAAATACGGCGACGGCGACTGTACCGTTTGTTGTACAGACTAGTGCTACGACTTTGAACGGTGAGTCAGTCCCCGCAGGCGTTTACATGACTGATGCGTTCATTAAGAACGGGTCAATTGCGTCCGCGAAGATTGGCGAGTTACACGGCGACAAGATTACTGCTGGTACGATTACAAGTGACCGCATTAGCTCTAACAGAATTGAAGCATCCAAGCTGCAAATAGATAACAACGTTTTAGCTGAAGCATCCAATGGGGACTTGATCCTAGCAACGGGCAGCGCAACTAAAGGGGTCAAATTCGAGAACCTCTCCAACGATGCCGTTGGTGTTATTGCGCAGGTACTCCAAAGTGGCAACAAGAAGCTGTCCAATAACGCTTTCGCGTATGATGTGTATTTTTACTCTACTCCTTGGTCGGAGTACACATACACTATATATGAGCAGTTTCTTGGTTTTTCTTACTCCGTAACAGAGACTTTGCCGGAGCTTGGAGTTCAACTGAACGTGCCGTCTTCGAGCTTACAAGAGACCGGAAATTACTACATAGATTTTGGTGCTCACCCTTTTGGCTCAGTCCCCAATAGCTCTTCAACGTCAGCCAGCATGTTGGTGCTGAACGTATACGAAAAGCAGCCTTCGGCCTCGTACTATTCTTATTACGCAAGCAGGGTGTCAAATAGAGTGGAGAACGGTTCGCTACCGGCAACTTATCGGGTTGGTACGGCTCAACTTACTCTCAACAAAAATAAAGATTACCAATTTAAACTTTTTGGCTACATCAAGGGGTTTGGCAGCGCTGATTCTACTTCAGGTAATCACGGCATGTATGGCGGGTTTATACGAGTCATACGCATACACAAGAGCACGTAGTTATGTACTTAATCTATGAAGTATCAACAGGCGTACCACGCGTCAGTATTTCTTCTCAGCTTTTAGCTGAAGCTAACTTAAATGATGGCGAGGCTTGGGTAGAGCTGCCTGAAGATTATTTCCCTGAAGATGATTGTTTGGTTGTCGATGGTCAGCTAGTAAAGCAAGCCCCTCCAGCTTTTAACGTAGTCGCATATGCTCGCCATTTACGCACCGGCTTTTTGGCTGAATCGGATTGGACACAAGCCGTAGATAACGCATTAAGCGCCGAGACTAAAGCTGCTTGGGCGGCTTATAGGCAGGAGCTTCGGGACTTCCCATCATTGGATTTTTCTGAAGCTACCATGAAGCACGAAGTTGAGGCCTTACTTCCCACACCACCTGATCCACCGAGTTAATCCTCGTGGTTATCGAATCGGTAGCTGCTGCGAGCATGTTGTTGACGCAAATCAACAACGTGATTGCGCAGGTGAACGAAACAGGCTCTGGCGTGCAGCAGGCGATGGGGCTGATCTCAGATTTTGGCGAAGCCCTAAATCAGTTTGAAGTTGACAGAAAAGCGTCGACCTTTAAGCCATTGAGTCAAAACGATCTGCTGAAGATTCAAATGCTTCGCAGACAGTATGAGCGGCACTGGCAGTCGGTAAATGATCTCTTACTGGTGGCAGATCCGAAGCTACTCGACGACTTTAAGCGGGCAAAGGCCGAGCAGGAGCAAGCCCGTCAGCAGCACATGGCTTTGCTAGCTCGAAAGAAAAAAGAGCGAGATAAGTTGATGAATCAGCTACTCGTCGGCGTCGTGACATTTGTGATTGGCGGTGGCTTAGCAGTAGGGATTCTTTATTTAATCATCAGGGCATTTACCTAATGAACAAACGCTTAGAACCTGACAGTGAATATGCAGCTTACGACGCTGATGGTGACGGGATCGTCACAGACGAAGAGCTGAACACCAGCAAAGAACTGCAAGAACTGAAGATTAGCCATGAGCGGGCAGACGCGCAGCGGGCTATGTCTTGGTTTGCGTTGTGGGGAATGCTGCTTTACCCGTCGCTTGTAGTGGCCAGCAGTATGTTTGGGCTAGAGCAAGCGGCATCAATTCTTGGTGACATGGCGTCGGTCTACTTCGTCAGTGTTGCCGGTATCTTGGCCGCGTTTTTCGGAGCGCAGGCTTGGTCTAACAAAAAGTAGGAGGTGCTTATGCACAGGGGCTATTCATGTATCAATCAGCCACCCAGAAATATGAAGAAGATGGCGAAGAAGAAAACTAAGAAGCAGGGCTATACGAATCGGAGAACAGTATGAAGGTAGCAGCACCTAAGGGTTATCACTGGATGAAGCAGTCGAACGGGACAATGAAGGTGATGAAAGATCCCAAAGAAGGTTTTAAGAGGCATAAAGGCGCGAGCAAGACAGCTAACTTTGCTGTGCAGCGCTCACACGGTAGCAAGTAATGGCTAGAACCGACGAACCCAAGTGGAAGCGGATTGTTGCGGCTGTAAAGGCCGGATCTGCTGGTGGAAAGCCTGGGCAGTGGTCTGCACGTAAGGCGCAGATCGCAACACGGCGCTATAAGAAAGCCGGTGGCGGTTACTCAGGCCCAAAGACTAAGGCACAAAAGTCGCTGTCGAAGTGGACTAAGGAAGACTGGGGAACCAAGTCTGGTAAAAATTCAACGCAGGGAAAGAAGGCAACAGGTGAAAGGTATCTCCCGAAGAAGGCTAGAGCGGCTTTATCAGACAAGGAGTACGCTGCCACTACCAAAAAGAAACGAGAAGACACAAAGAAAGGCAAGCAGTTTTCCAAGCAGCCTAAGAAAATAGCCAAGAAAACAGCCAGAGTGCGCAAGGCGGGGCATAGACCCAGACGTCGCCAGTAATGGCCCCCATTGGTGTACTTCAGATTAGGCTAAATTATAAAACCTAATAAAAACAAAGACTTAATTTTGGCCCCCAAAGCGACTCCGGTCTTTTTAAGTTACTGATTTATAAGGGAAATATGTTGTATGGCGGAGAGAGAGGGATTCTCTCCGTTACCGATATAACCCTATGTTTTTATTAATTATTATAATACGATTCCTCCAAAGGTGTACTTTAGGGGGCCAAGGATATGGCTACATTTGAACGTCGCGGCAATAAGTGGCGTGCGGCAATAAAGAAAGCTAGATATTCACGGGTCACCAAGACGTTTCAAACAAAATCTGCGGCGAAAGCATGGGCTATGAAGGTCGAGATGCAGATGGACGCAGGCGTCTACGTTAACGAGCGCACACAGGTCAGCCACAACCTGTCGGATCTGATCCATAACTACATCGAAGAACTAAAGGACACCGCTCCAGTGTCTGGGTCTAAGCTCGCAAGCCTACGTCGTATGGCTCGTGAGTTTGGGGCTGATACGCTCAGTGACCTGACTCCCCAGTACTTACTCAACTATGGCAAGCAGCGCCGCAAGAAGGTCACTGCGTCAACGCTGCAAAAAGACATGTCTTATCTCAAGCAGGTGATCGATTACGGCATCGTGATCTGGAGGCTGCCAATAGCAGCGAACCCCGTTGTGGTTACACAGCCTACGCTCGGTTCACTCAAGCTGGTCGCAGGTAGCAAGCGCCGTACACGCCGGTTGCAGGAAGGGGAGTGGGAAAAACTGATGGCTGGTGTGGGGCGACAGCACAACGCTGAGTCTGGGAACAACTGGTTAAGCCCGATGATCGAGTTTGCTGTGGAGTCGTGTATGCGTCAGCGCGAAATCCATGAGCTAACTTGGGCAAATGTGGACTTCGACAAGCACACCATTGCTATAGAAAGTAGAAGAACTTCAGGTCGCAAGCAGGGCAAAGACCACGTAATACCCATGAGAAAGGGCGTGAGAGAGGCGCTCCTGCGTGAATATGAGAAGGTTGGCAAGGTAACCCGTAACAGAATTCGACTGTCTACACGGCTTGATCACGTGTTTGGAAAGCCTGCGACGAGTGGGGCGATATCAGATAGGTTTGCTCGGGTATGTAAGCGGGTGGGCATTGAAGATCTGACGTTCCACGACCTACGGCACGAAGGGATTAGCCGATTGTTTGAAGACAGAGAAAGCAACTACTCGATACCACAAGTAGCGCACATCTCAGGGCACAAAAAGTGGGAGACGCTGCGCCGGTATACGCAGCTTAACGCCGAAAACTTCTAAGCCCGTGGATCGTCGCCCATTGCAAAGCGCGTATACCAGATAGATTTACGGAGGTCTTCATCGGCATTGAACTTCTTTCCGGCACGCCATTGATACTTGAAGCTGGCAAGGCGGCAGTAGATCTGGACAGCTTCAGCACCGAACGCTGCGACCATTGCGTCGATACACTCGATGTCGCTTTCGGCATAGTGCGCAGGTGAATGCACCATGTCGCCGTCATTCATCGGCGGCGGGGCTCATGCTGTTGTTGATGTAGATTTCTACACCTTCGGTGGGGAACAAGTATCGTTTGCCCATGCGCCAATGTGGTATGCCGAGCGTCTCGTTGTAGAGCCGGTTGTAGATGGTTTGCTTGTTGGTTTTCACTAGATTGGCGAGATCTTCAACCGTCATAAAAGGGCCGTATTTCTCTTCGAGCATTAGCTGCATAACAGTCCTTGGTGCGGGTAGGGTGAAATAAATTTAGTAGAATTGCTACTATTAAGTTATGAGACTTTATAACATTAATGTCTAGCTATGTGTAGATATTCGTAACGCTTTTTACGTTTTTATAGAGTTTGCGAAGATCTGGTAGAGACTTATGCTCTAGTAGCTTCCATTGGTCTTTTGCAGATTTTCGAACAAGAAACAGATTGCTCTGTTTTGCTTTGGCTTGATTTGGGGCTACCGCTACGATCTTGCAGCCCATTGGTAGTTTGTACCCCATGTCTGGGTGATAAGCGTAGGTGTTACCGGTTAAGGTTTTGCCTGACACGCAAAGTTGCTCAGTTGTCTTAGTGCCTGACGTTGTTTTAGCCCGAACAAATCGAGTGTCCGGCAGATCATCAAAACAAGTAGGGTCGATTTCTGTTGGGTCAACTTGCAGGAACACCGATAGCTTGAATATCGTGTTCGGGTTCAGCTTGTTGATGTTAGCTATGTAGTGGCTGAAGTTACTTTGTTTCCAGCCTAGTTTCTCAGCAGCCTCGGCTTGAGTGATTTTGTTTTCTTCTTTGTATTTAGCCCAGATTCTACGTAGGTTCTGGACAGGTATAGGTAAGTTTTCTTCTTTCATGGTTCGTTGCCAAGTCCACAATCCTGTCAGCACATTCGCTGGCAGATAGGGTTGCGTCAAAATTCGACAGGGTAAGTGTGCGCCGGAAGTCTGCAGTTAGCACTACTGCACCGGACGGTGAGCCGATTATAACCAGTGCTAAAACGTTGTAAAGTATCATACGTTCTAACCAATTGATCTGAAGTTCTGATAGCCCCGTTTTTATGGGGGTGGTGGGCTTTTTTGGTAGGCTCTTGAGGTATTTGTATTCGACAAACAATAGACCAGCAGGGCCAGCATACATTGCATCTGGTACCCCGCCGGTATACGTATCGTGAATCTTCCACTTGTAAACTTCAGGTGGAAGTTTCCGATGTACAGCTTTTACAAAGCTGTGTTCGTTCATGCAGTACTAGGCGTGAGCTTCGTACAGTGAAGCTGCTACGTCGTAGTCAGCTTTCTGCGTCCAACCTAGTGCGTCAATATCGATATTCAGGTACTGGTTACCTGCTTTCGATGTGACTGACACAGTGCTTAGTTTCCACAGTGCTGCGAAACGGTCGCCACCTTTCATCTGGATTGCGGTATTCCAACGCTTGGATACCGTCAGTTTAGATACAGCGAAGTCCATCAGGGCAGGTGAGGACAGCTCACCAGTCTTGGGATCCTTGAGGATCAACAAGTGGGTGTGCGTCTCGTTAGCCGTGTAGTTGCCGTTGTCGCCTTCGGCTGCGTCAATAGCAGCTTCTGCTTCAGCTTGTGTAGGGAACTCGCCTACGATGCCGCCACCAGCTTCTATGGCACGCCAGACTTTGAACGCCGTGGTGAAGTTAATTGAGATCGCGTAGATCTCTTCACCGTAGAGTTCGCCGGTACCGGTGTTACAGAACATCCCAGGCTCAGCGCCTTTGATGTGTGCTGGGTGGTGCTTGTCACACTCGTTCGACATCTTCTGCAGCTGTTTGATGCGAGGGATAGTGATGTTTGCACCGACATTCTCGTTGCCACGGCTGCTTTCCATATTAAGGTGAGCAGGTAGTTCTGAGTTGTCGACGAGGGCTAAGGCTTGATTCGCCATAGTTAGATCCTTATTGGTAATTGTTAATTAAGTAGTTCTAAAGTTGAGTTTTGTTAAGTCCCTAAAACTTACGCCTGGGATGGTTTCCGTCATGGCAAGCTCCCGACAAGCAGTCGCAGAGACACGTTTGTGCAACAGTTCCCATAGGTCGTTGTCTTTAACGTAGGCACGAAATTCGTCCCAGTTATCAACATTCGGCACGGCTTCTGTTGCGACAGAGACGGTTGCAAGGTCATTAGCCATACGCTTTAGACCTGTCTTATCCATCTCTGTCATCAGGGAACGGGCAAGTTCATCTTCCCGTTCCTTGAGTTCTTTGACCTCGTTGTTGAGGTCACGAATTTGATCCTTGGTTTTCTTGAGTTCTGTGATGAGTTCGTCTGAATTCATTGGAGGTGCCCCTGTGAGCATCATGCTGATTTCCTTAGATTGTTAAGGTTGTTGAGTGTTGTGAGCAGGTCTTCCATACGAGCCAATTTGCCTTCTAGCTTGTCGAACACATCGGTTTCCCACGTACCTTCTGCGGCAATGCGTATGACCTCAGTTCGTTTGGTCTGCCCTGCGCGATAGATACGGCGGTTAAACTGTTGGTAGTGCTCGGCGTTGTAGGTTGGGGACGCCCAGATCACGGTGGTTGCTGTTGTCATGGTGAGCCCATGACCTGCAGACTGTGGGTGACAGAAGACAACTTGCAGCTGTCCTGCTTGCATACGATCAACGATGTCGTTGCGTTTGTGCGGCGGTGTAGTGCCGTCGATAACGCCGTAGCTGATACCACGTTTTTCACATTGCTCCACAAGGTGAGCCTTCTCATGTGACCAGTTGAAGGCAACAAGACTGTGGGCACGCTGCTCTACAAGCTGTAGGACGAGGTCATAGCGGTCGTTGTGTACGCCGATAACACTGCCTTCGTTGTCATACATAGCGCCAGTACACAGCTGCAGTAGTTTCTTTACCTTGGCTCCAGCGTGTACTGCGTTGATCGTGCCTTGCGCGGTGTGCAAGACGGAGTCTTCTGCAAGTATCAAGTACTGGTTCATGATGTCTTTGGGCAGGCGTGTCAGCTTGGTTGAGACTGTTTGCTCAGGCATGTCGATGCACTCTTCAAGCGCGAATCGAATATTGATGTCGTGTAGTTGTGACGCAACGATCTGCTCTGCATCGTCTCGATCTACCCACTCGTTAGCGAATCCATTGAAACGGCTGGTACAAACAGAGTTGCGAAAGCCGTAGAACCTGCGACCCAACCGCTCGCCACCGTCGATAAGGTAGGCGGGGTGCCAGATATCGAGGATGGTGTTGCTGTTGGGTGTACCTGACATCGCCACGCGGTAGTCAAACCAGTCAATGATCTTGGCTACCGCCTTACTACGTTGGCTGTCTTTGTTCTTGAACGCAGTGAACTCGTCGATGCAGATGGTGTTGAACTGCTTTAGGACGTTGATGTTTTTGAGTAGCCACTTGACGGCATCATGATTGGTCAAGACGACGTCAGCGTTGCTTTGAAAAGCCTTGGCTCTGTTCTTGGCGTACGCAATCTCGTACGTAATTTCTGGTTGGAACTTGTCAATATCGTCACCCCACGACGCTTGCAGAATCGAAAGCGGGGCGATGACGAGCATCTTGCCTTTGTCTAACGGAAGTTTGGCGTAGGCGTCGATGACGCTGCGGGTTTTACCAGTGCCTGGATCTGAGGTTATTAGGCACTGCTTTTTGTCGACGATGAAATCAGTTGTTGTTAATTGATGTTCGAATGGTTTCATATTTATTTATTCTTAATTGGCTGTAAATAGTACATGTTGTACTAATTTATTCAAGAAGTTTGTGCCAGTTGATGAGATTGAGCCTATGAATAATGGGGCAGCTACTTCATCTCATCTGTTTCACAAAGGAGGTGGGCTTATCACGACCCACTAGGCCTGACGCTGACACTCGCCTTGCCCATTCCAACCCCCTACAGATTTGCAGATCTCAAGAACAGTGTCGGTGCTGTGCTCTTTCGATTCGTATTGGTTGCGCGTGATGACAAACAAGTTGTTGTGTTTGTCCATAGTGATCAATGCGGTTTCGTTAAGCTGGTGTTGAATGAAATGTGCTTCTTCAATCGCAGCGTGGATGTCTGTGAACTTGGTCACAGCTTTTCGCCGTGGTTACGGCGGTAAATTGTGTTGTAGACCATGTAGTACGAATGGCCGAGTCTGGCGGCTATGTCTCTATAACCAAGACCTTGATCGCGTAGATCATAGATCTTGGTCTTTTGCTCAAGCGTCAGTGACGGGCTTCTTGGCTTACCGGTATCCCAGAAGTACGAAGCTCGTTTAACCCAATTTAACTTTTGAACTGTGTCCTGTGCTCGGATCGCTGCGAGGAACTGTTTCGTCATAAGTAATGCTCTTTAGTATTTTTTCACGCCAAACGGCTTTTTCAGATCGATTCATACGGTTGTGGATAACGATGTGAGATTTCTTGAGTCGGTACGTTGACCAATACAGTGCTTCTGGCGGATCGGTCTTTAACGAGTACTGGATGATTGCGTTGCCTTCGCAATAAAACATTTCCATAGAATCTCCTTGGTATGCAGCCCTAGCCGGTGGGGAAAAAAGGTAAAACCCACACACCGGAGGAGAGAGGTGCTGGCTAGGGCTGCATGATCGGTTTAGCTAACTCCCCAGTAACACTCAGGTGGCTCGCCTTTTTTGTAAGAACACCACTTACAGTTGTTCTTACTAGGCTTAGGTTCATAGTCTGTACACGTAGTCATAGCGACAGCGCGTTTGTAGAAACCTGGAGCGAACTCCATAGCTTCTGCACGGGTGAACTGCTTGATTGTTTTTTCGCCCTTGTCGAGATACCACAGCTCGGTTTGTGCGAACTCGATGTGCGGGTAACGGAAGAAAGTGCCGATGGCGTACAGCAAGCACTGCTGTCCGTGCGTTATCTCGTTGCCCCATTTCTTGCCGGTCTTGTAGTCGATGACACGGCAAGATTGCTCGTCTTCATTGACAAGAGCATCGAGCTTGATGCGTGCCCACGTCTTAGGCTCCATCCATCCGACTGGTTGCCAGTCAAGATCGAAGCCCCATTCACCTTCTAGTTCGACTTTGGCATCGGCGTACATCGCACGTAATTGTTCGAAGTCGTCTTCGAACTTCTTTAGCGAGTCTGGCATCTCACCTAATTTGCCACAGACGTAGTCTTCAGCTTCTTGGTGGATAGCTGTGCCACGGTCTGCAGCGGGGCTTGATGGCTCTCGTACCTTCTTAACGCGGCTGATGTAGGTGCGGTAGGGACATTCTTCGAATACTTTTAGCGCAGAGTAAGACCATGCAGGCGTAAGGCCTAGCTTGTCCGGCTTGGCGGTTAAGCTCTCAAGGTCTGGTCTTTCGTCTTGGGTTAATTGCATATAGTTCTTATGTGTCGTTAGTTAGTAGTAATACTACTATAAAAGTCTAAGCGACTAATTGTTTATCTTTGGTGTTGAAGTAGGTGTCGATCAGTTCGTCACGACTTTCATCGGAGATCTTCCAGTTCACTTCTATACCGCGTATTGGGTTGGCGTCGCGGTCTGCACCAGACTGACGCTTGCGTGTTTTAGTAAGGCCGTTGCGATCAAGGCGTTTGCCAAATTCTTTTGCGTTGATGCGTGGCGTCTGTTCGGTCAGAGCGTGAAAGACAACGCGTAGATGTTCGTCCTTGATCATCATGTAGTCTTCGCTGCTCTTAGCTAACCAACTCTTAACGAAACGTTGAGCGGGTAGTACGTCACCGCTACCCATGACGTTGGTCGTTTCTATCTGTAACACGTCGGTGAAGAACTCAAGCTCGCCTTCTTTCAAGGCGCGACAGAAGTCTTCGAACACAGACATGCTGACATGTCGCATCTCGGTTTTCGCATCGTTGTTGACGCAGGTTCTGACGAGACGCGTGTTGACTTCGTATGTTTTCAAGATGCCTGCGAAGTCATGTAACTCTTTGTGAAGCTCATCGATGCGTTCAATGACCTCAGGGTGAGCGACTTCGAGTTTGGTTTCTTGTCGAGGTGCAATGTTGTACCGGCGATCTCCGTCTTCGATCTTCACGGCATCGAGCCGGTTGGTCAGGAATATAAAGTTCGTGAAGTTCTTTACTTCAGTCTGGTTGCTACGCATTGCGCGGATCGTGGTCGTGTTCTCAGTAATCTGGTTCTTGAGTTTGTCTGCAATCTTAATAGTGCCTTGGCTAGCACTGCTCATGTGGAACTCATCGACAATGAGGAAGAGGGCAGTGCGCATGTACAAATTGAATTGCTCTTCTATGTTCTGCAGCGCCTTCATTGGTACGTGCGCTTCACCAAACAGCGGTCGAAGTATGCGGCTATAGAACAGACCCTTACCGGTGCCTGGTACACCCGTCAGCACCCAAGCGGTGCCAGCCTTCTGTCGTGTTTGGTATATGTAAGCCAGCCAATTAAGGAAGCGTTCAAGCTCCTCGTCACCATTGCCCAGTATGTGATGTATCAGCTTATAGGTGAGAGGACACTTGTCTTGGATCTTTGGCCCTTGGCCTAGGGTCAAAGGCCTATCAGGTTCAGTTGCGTTGAGCATGTAGTCGGTCTGCCGATACATATTGATGTGGTACGGCGTGTTCTGCAGCTGTATGGCTTCTTCCTTCTGCGTTGGGTCAAAGATGACTCGGGCGTCAGGTATGAAGTCAGGTACAGGGCGTCCGTGACTGAGCATGAAGCTGTCGATAGATCCTTTAGCTAACGGGGTTAGTGGATAGTTGTCACTGAACTGTTGAATGTTTGGGTCAAATAGGCCGCAGTAATAGATGTCTGTGTAGAAATCACGGATTGCTATAGGAACGGAGGCTTTACCGGACTCACTGATGTGATCGTCAAACATCTCAAAGATGCTGAGATAGAAGTCAGGATCGGCTTTCTCAATCTCAAAGATCGGTTCGTCTTTGAAGTTGTACATGTAGGTCGGAGCATCGAGGTTGAAGTAGTACGCACCGCTGTCACCACCGTTGATATTACAGCGGATGAATGGCGAGCTACTGTCGTCCGATACCGTAATCGATACTTTGTCTGGATTGGTTAGGATTTCTTCGTTGCGATAATTAACTTGTGCTATCTGTATTTTTTCTTTCTTTCTGTTCATGCCAGCCGTGTCACGCAGCGAGTCTTTCTTGGCTCTGCTGACACTGAACATGGCTTCTCGGCTAATGCCACTCATCAAAGGTGCAAGGTCTAAGGTCTCTTGTCCTTTGTTTACCAATACGATCCGTTGATCAGAGTCTTGAAACGGGTCAAGAGTCTTATCAGCAAACGTTGGTGGTGCGATGAATATCAGTTTGCTGTTATCAGCAACACTGGTGTCCACCACGTACTTGAGAGAGTGTCCGTTGACGGACAGCTCGATCTGTTCTTCGAATAAGGTATCTGCGTGGTTAACGTGCTGTAGCCATAACTTCACCGTCTTAGGTGGTAGCGGCACAGTCAGCATAAAGAATAGGTGCAGCGAGAATCGATCCGACTTCATGCCAAAAGAACTGGATGCCTGAGCGATGAAGCTAACGTCGTTAAGCTCATCGGGCAGGGCGGATACGATCATGTTGGCAATGTGCTCGATATGAACCGTGGTGAGCGGGCCGGTTGAGAACTTTGTATTGGGTATGCGCAGGCCGTCGATGTCGAGCACAAGCAAGTCTGTATAAGCATTGCGGTTTGACTTGCCTTTGCGGGACTCGTTGACGAGCGGCTGCTTGAGGTCACCTTTGAGTAGGCAATGACCTAGCTGTGATTGCTGGCGCAGCGTGTCATGGAAGTCTGAGATCGTATCAACAGTGAACGTATGGCTGTCGACGTGAGTAACAAGTGGGTATGGGGTAGAGCCGGTAGCGCTGAAAGTCTTGGTAAGGGGTAGGCCATTACTGGCGGATAGGAAGTTCAGCTGCATATTGTTCTCCTCCAACGCGGCTGTCGATAGTATAACTACTACTATTTATGGTCAATATCGTTTCTTTTGATCCTGTTAATTTTCACCTCTTTTGGTGCTTCGAAATGCAAGCGGACTTGGTTTTTATCTATCCGGCTAACGGTGATCAGCACCTCGGAGCCATCTTGCATTTCAAGAAGTACCTGCTCCGTGAGCTTTCTTGACAGTACAAGACCACTCATTTGCTGTAGCTAACGTCCCAACCGCCTTCTGCATCGAGCGGTAGGTCTGGTGCCCACTTAGGGGGCTGGCGCATGATATCGATCATGCTGTTCAATTTATCTTCTGGGTTGTCCTGCTGACTTATGGCGATGACTTCGTCATGTACTGTCAGCACAACTTCAAATTCTGGTCGGCGCTGTATTTGCAGCATGTGATCGCATAAGACAATGCGAGCCAGTGCTTGTACAACGTTCTCGGTGATGCGCCCGCCATAGGTAGAGACGGGTTTGCCCATAGATTGATACGTTAAACCGGCTTTTGTGCAGGTTAAAAAAGGGTATCGAAGCGACATTCCATTCGGGAGGAGAATCGAATTGGGTGCCGCTTGGATACACCTGTAGGCGTAACCGAAAGCGTCGTCATCCTGCACCCTGCCCATGTTCGAAGACTCAGTGAGTAAAGCGTTGAGCCGATTCCACAGGTTGGGGATATGTGGATAAGCCGTTCGGTATTCATCGACGATAGTTTTGGCCTCAAAGAAATCCATTTCTATGTTGGCTTGCTTCAATGTGGCTTGGAACTTCTGAGCGCCCATACCGTAGCCAAGACCTAGTATTGCCGTCTTGCCTACAAAGCGTTCGATTGCATCGTCTTTCGTGATCGTGCGTCCGTAAACCTTGGATGCAAAATCACAGTAAACATCGGTGCCGTCTCGGTACATTTGCAGTAGCTCATCTTCTTCGGCAAGCCATGCCAACATACGAGATTCGATGTTTGATAGATCCGCTACGTAGAGGAAGCCACCGGACGGTGCTTCTATCGCTTTACGTAGTTCGCTGTTGCGAGGCAGGTTCTGAAGGTTGATCTTATCGGTACCTCCAAACCTACCGGTATGAGCAGCGTAGTAGCGCAGGGGTGCAGGTAGTCGACTACCTGCGTTAGCACAATCAATGAAACGCTGTGCGCGTGTTTCATTGAGTCTGCTCTTTACTGCTTCTCTGCCCTGCCATACATGATTGTATTCAGGGTGCTGCTGTTGCCACTGCTTATACGCAGCGTCATTTTTACCAAAAGCAGGTATCTTGTTGCCCGTGGATGGACTGGTTTTTGTTGGTACTGTCAGTCCTTGCTCTTCAGCCCATGCTGAAAACTGTTGATTACTGGCCAAGACCTTACGATCCAGACCAGATTTCTCGATAGCTTGCTCTGAGTGCGCTCGTTCGGATTCGACAAACGATTCGAGCTTGCATCGGTTGAGCGTCATCTTCGGCTCACAAAACATTCGGCATGTGAGATCGATGATGTCTAGTTCTACTTGTGGATATGCAGGCAGTAGCTGATTGTAAATTGCATAGGTTAGGTCGACGTCTTGGATACAGTAGCCAGCAAGCGAATCTTCTATGTCTGGTGGCAGGTCATAGATACCTTTCGCTGTGACTAGCTCTTCGCCTTTACGCATGTCTGGATCGTCTGGGAAGCATCGGACGGCTACATCCTTGAGTCGAGACGTTTCCCCTGGCCATCTACCACGGGCCATAGCTGCCGTGTCTAAGTAGTAGGCGGGTACTAACTCGTACAGTTGGGTAAGAATGTAGCCGTCGAATGGAGTGTTGTGGCAGAGCAGGTGGGCTTTGTCCCACTCGATATCATTGAGTGCTTCTTCCACTTCGTCTTCACCGAACCATTCGGTCGGGCTGGTATCCAATTTGATACCAACACCCCACACTTTGAACATGGGGTGCTTGACGTACTCCATCGTCGTCATCTTGGTGAGGCTTACCTTGGGATCAAAGTAGGTCTCAAAGTCTAGTGTTACTAGCATGGTTTAGAATAGATCCTTAGCGTCCTGCTCTTGTCTGTGTGCGTACACACTGGATTCAATCGACTGGAACTTACGCATCAGCTCTGCGTGTAGTTCGGGCTTGCGGCTTTTGAGCCACACAAAGTTGTAGACCAACATGTCATAAGAGTTTGCGTCGCGTGACAGTCGCTCTTCGACTTGTTCGCTTTGGTTTAGAAACTCGTCGCGATCCATAATAGTACCTCCTGTACTAATAGTCGTGAATAGAAAAGTTTGTAGGTAGTTCTACCTCGTCTTTACAACAATGGCTGTCGATGGTGTAGAAGGTCTCTACGCTGCGCATACCCCAGAACTCGACGGGTTCGTCCCATTCGAGTATGACTGGGGTGCATTCCTTGCCGCACTTGCAGCAGGTGGGTTCATCGATAGTGTTCAATAGACTTGGTCTCCATCGTATGTTCGGATTTGGACTTCGCCGGTATCTTCGAGATCCTCTAGTTCGCCATAGCTCATAGCGAGGCGTGACTCTGTACCGTCAGTCCACCTAATTCTTACTTGTTCGAGAACCAAATCAATCTCGTGATGCCTGACGTCATCCCAGCTGAAGTCGTCGGGGAACTCGAAGTCATAAGCTCGATATCCCATAACCGTTTCTAAAATTTGATAGGTCTCGGTTTCTGATTCGTTAGCTCTATCTGCCATGTTGGAGCTGGCTGCATTGGTCTCACGCCAACTGTCAGGTGCGTAATTAGCAGCGGTCTTGTATTGCTTGGTGAAACATTCAGGGCAGGTTACATAGTCGACAGATTGCTGCATGCCCGTCGTGTTTCTGTGGTCGTAGCCCATGTCATAGTTGCAGTGTGTGCAACACACAGCGTGATAGGGGGTGGTCTCGAACTCCTGTGCTCTTACTGTTCCGTCCATGCGAACCTCCGATATGGAAATGATTTGGTCTTAACCAGTGATAATTTTTCGTGGCGCATCGTACGTTTCATGATGAATAGTACGATTGATACTATCAGGCCGCCAAAGAGAGCAGCCATCATGCCGCTGAATGTGCCAGCAAGTGACACCATCAAGATGGCAGTGATAGCGATATCAAAGAAGATGTCATAGGTAATGACTCGGCGGATGCCGAACTTGAATAGCAGAAACAGTAAGCCTGCTGCTGCGATTAGCCCTGCTGTGAACATTAGTCTGTGTCCTCCTCATCGTCAGCTTGTTGATTGGCTAGGGTCTTCAGGTGCTGCTGTATCTGCAGCGCTATCTCCGTGAACAGTTCTAGTTCCTCGTTCTCCAGAGTCAGCTTCAGCTCCAGTTGTTTCATCGTTTATTTCCCGCAAAAATTGTTTGATGGTCAGAAAGGTCAGGGCAAATTGAATTACTTTGTCGATCATGGGGCTCCTAAGCGTCTGCGTAGTCAGCGATATGCCGATCCTCATCAAACGTAGCTTCGGGCCACGCATTAAAATGCAGGCCAGCCGAATCATTAGGATCGTATTGCTGGAAAAACATGGTGAGTATTGTGATAGCAGTAACGAAGTCACCTTCACTGATTGCTTCGGTAACACCTTCACCAAAGTCGCCCAAGCACAGTGTCGTTTCACTTGTCATGTGTGGGTGCAACAACGGAACCTCGGAGTAGCCTTTGTACCGATCTGTCCAGTAAGGGCGACCGATGTCGTTACGAACCACAAGGTCGTGACTGCCGGTTGGGTTGATATAAAAGTCGATACGCAGAGGCGGAATCTCAATGGGATTGTTACCACGAGGGTTGATGGCGATGATGTGACGCAGGCTGAAAGTGACTCGGTATTGATGTGGGTTGTCGTTAAAAGACAACTGCAAAGAGTCAGGTACGTAGTGAGCATTGTCGCGCAGAAACCTGTCGAGCATGTCCCTGCTGACAACGATGTCAGCTTGATCGCGTACCATGCTGAGTCTCATTTTAGCTTGCGCCACACGCTCTTGGACGGCTTCGTAGCGTGCTTCTGCTCTTTGTAGAGCTTCATAGTTGTCACGGCACTGCTCGTCCGCTTCTTGGTGATAGTGCTTGATCAACACTTCTATCCGCTCTTTTAAGTGTGTATGACCACCCGTGAGCTGATACACCAGCCATGAGTGGGGCTGGTTGTAAGCGTCTCGTATTCGAATCCATTGATTGGTTGAATGCTGCGACCTGAGCTTATGTTCACGAAGAATGGCGCGTTTGTGTTCTACTTCTGTCTTTACAAGCTCAAGCTGAAGTTCCAACTCCGCTTGAAGCTCTTTGCCTGGATTGAGTGTGAGTGTTTGTTGATGTGACCAGCTCATTGAATGCTCCTTGTTGGGTCAAACCCATCTAAATAATCGTCAGCCCCGTCGTTGTAGTCATCGCTGTAGTCTTCGATGGCGACATCGTCGAGGTGGTCAAACGTGTTGCTGTAATAGAACGGCTGCTGCATCTGACTGTGGTAGTTGTTTGCAGGCAGGTTGCTGATGACAGGGCTGCGTTTGAACTGTGTCTTTTTGTAAACCGGTGGTGGTGCTTTAGTAACGTTGGCTTTGATCACCGCGTCGAGGTGCTCGCCTTCCTCGGCAGTTAGGCTGACCTCAACGTCTTCACGAACGCACTGGTAGATGACATTGCGCGGCACGTCATACACATCCACCTTGCTGTGGCCCTGCTTGTTGTAAATGCCACGTATAAAGTGTTTGCAGCCAGCTTCCAGAAACTCTTCGATTTGTGTTTCGTCTTGGCCGCTGGGTGAAACCTGCATGCTTACGTGGCTGTGGCCCCAGTAGTAGAGATCCTCGGCAGGCAAGCCAGCCTCAGTGATCTCGATACCAAGGTTAGCCATTGCGTCTGAATCAATGTCCGTCTCGGCTGAGTGGACAGTCTGTTTGGGCACGTACAACTTGTAGACCAAGTAGTCGTTGTCGTTAACCTGTTTGACGAGGCCGAGCCAGCCAACCTCGGCAGTGTTTACTGCGACAAGGTGATTGATCACGGCTTTAACTTGAGCCGTGTAGTACACAACCGGCATGGGGGGCTCTTCATAGAGCGGGGTGATTGCGGGCTCCATCGATGAGCTGTCGATGTCTGCACCGCTTGGTTGGGTATAGAAATTCATATTCGTTCTCTGGTCGTGAGTAGCATGGGTTTGAAGAACACGTCGAGCTGTGCTGTTGCACAACCGTCATCGAGTAGGAAGTTCATGAACTCCCACACGGCTAGGTTGGCAATGAGCGAAGCAGTAGCGCCTACGGATATGCTGGTACCGCAGGGCGACACTTCGCCTTCGTCGTCGCTGATGAGCGAGTCGAACCACGCTTGACGTTGGTGTGGGTTGGCTGGCGAGAAGTGGTACACGTTGCCATGAGACGAGGCCATGCGGGTCTCGAAGACATGGAGCAACATACTGTCAGGGCCAGTCGATTGGTTGCCGATGATCTTGCGACGCGATGCCATCGTATCGGTCAGCAAGAACAGAAAGCCGTCGAACTGTCGTTGGTCGATGCGTTCGTTGATGAACTGCATTGGTAGCTTGTCTTCAGGCACGCCGAGCTTGAGCGATGCTAGGTTCTGCAACGCTTTAACTTTGGGCAAGCCGACGTGCTCGAACAGGAACGCTTGGTTGGCGAGGTTGTGCGGCTCTACGATGTCGAAGTCATACACATGCAGATTGGTCAGACCAAGCTCCAGTAGTGACATGAACACGCGGGAGCCAGTGGCACCGGCACCGACAATGTGGATTGGATAATCCTTGTAGTCGTATGCACGGAACACTGCGTCGTGGCGTATTGTTGAGAGCATCATTGGATCTCCTCTATGCTCAAGGTTAGTTGGTCATAGTTTTCGTCGACACCGTCGTTTAGAACACTGAATTGTTCGTGCGCAGCTTCTTCGGCGCATGGTTCGTCTTTAGCTTCTACAGAAAAGGTTTTAGTGACGGTTGCACGAATTGTAACTTCGTACATTTTCATCATTCGATCTCCTTTGTCTCAGGGTGCTCGCCCAAAAAGTCGTAGTACAAATCCTCGGCGTCAAAGTCGAAGTCTGTTTCCTCTGGGGCAAGCCAATTCCATTCGCCCCAGCCGTCTTCTGTCATGCCAGTTACATCCACGGCACCGCTTCTAACGAAGGCGGTGATGTCGTGTGGATGTGCTTGGATCGGTACGTTGATGGAAATCTCATAGGTAGATACGGATTCCGCAGTGACACGTATGGTTTTGTGCGTTGCCTTGTCTGGCAGCTTACTTTTCATTCGATCTCCTTAGCCGGTAAGTGGGTGGGGCAGGGCAGTAGGGTTGGCATACTCCGAGCGTCCGATGGAGGCCCACCATTACTGATGGGCCATACCCCGAAAGTGGTGTGGTCGGTTAGTTGCCTTTGGCTCCTTGCGCGATCACAACTCGGTCTCCGTCACCGACAGAGGTGTCCACGGTTGCGTCAGCAGCGCCAACACGTATGGACTCAGAGCCAGTGGAAGAGATACCAGCAGCGGACAGAGCGTCAGCTACGGTTGCACCTGCAGATAAG